ATCAGGGCGAAGTATCCAGCTTTTCGGTACCCGAGACGATTGCCCTGGCATCGCCCAGCTCTGGATACTTCGCCCTGATTGCGTCAGCCTCAGCCTCGCTCTCCGTGTTCTTGAAGGCGTTCCAGCGGGTGTCCACGAAGGTGGCCAGACGCCGGAATGCGCCAGCATCGAAGCCCTCAGGCGGATACGCCGAGAAGCGGTCGATCAGAGGGAGCGGAGTGCGAGCGATCTCTTCGCCACGGGCCACCCGAACCATCAGGCCAGCACCCTTGTAGATCTCGGTTGCGAAGCCTGGGATGTACGCCGCCACAAAGTGATCGATCGCTGCCGGGTTGAAGTCGATCATCCCTGGCAGGAACTTGGTTCCGCTGGTCAGGCCGTCGCCAGTAGCGCGATTTGCGCCTTGAGCGATCATCTTCGAAATCGGGTTCACCGACCGGAAGGCCATCTCCGACTCAGGCTTCTCCGCACCACCGAACGTGCTGCCCGACATCTTGATGGGAGCGCCGTACCGGTTCTCGTTCATCAGGTACTCGAGGATGGGCTGGCCAGCCGTAGGCGTCAGGCCCTTGGCGATCTTGCCGATCGTGCTCTGCGACTCTAGGCCAGAACTACCGGCAGGCAGGAAGGCCTCGATAGCCGTCGTGCCGATGCGCTTGGCGGTCTCCGTCAGGGTCTGCTTGCCCAGCATCCAGTCCACGCCGAAGTGACCCACAGCGAAGAAGGCGTTCCAGCCATAGGCAATCGGCATGGCACCCAGCGGCATATCGGGGTAGATGACGATCGACGTGGCTCGCTTGAAGGTGGGCAACTGATCGAGCTTGTCCTCACCGTCCTCGCCTTGTCCGCCCAGCGCACGGGCCAGCAGATTGGTGAGGGCACCCATCCCAGCCAGAGCGAAGGCGTACTTGGCTACCTGCTTAGGGTTATCCCGCATGAGCTGGTACATCTTCGCCGTGCCCTGGATCGCAGGGTTGAAGAAGAGGTACATGGCACGCAGGCCCTGGGCGCTGCCACGGGCGTTGAAGTCCACCGTGATCTCGCCGGAGAACACAGCGGCATCCGTGCGGGTGAAGCCGTTGTCGCGCACCGTCTTGTAGGCTGACAGGCGGGTTGCCATTTCCATCGGCAGCGTGATCTTCTCGGCAAAGTCTCCGAGCTTCTCCAGGAAGTTCTTGTCCTTGCCAGCCAGGGCGCGCTCGATCTCCTTGACCTTCTTCTCCAGCGGCTCGCGCATGGAGAACCCGGTCAGGCCACCGTCTTCTTTCATCTGGTTGAAGGCCTCAAGCCAACGCGGGTCGGGCTGCACAGGCCAGCCAGCCACATGCAGGGACGTACGGATCGCCTTGGGCAGGTCACGCAGCATCGTGCGGGCCATCTCCTTGGTGATCCGGCCATCAGCAGCCGCATTGAAGTACATGGTCTGTACGTCGCGGATGAAGTTGACCGCTGCCCACGCAGGGTTGTAGGTCGTGATGAGCTGACCGATCTTGTTGTTGAACGTCCGCAGGAGCGTCACCACCATGTTGGCCTCAGGCGGGTAGACAGTACCGTGTAGCGCCTGCGCAACAGTGCCATCACCCATCGCCATGAACTCGATCGTGACCGGGATGCCGCGCACCTTGGCGACGAACACGTCCGGACGACGGATGTACTCCTTGTCCAGCACCTCGCGGACGATGCCGTCCTCACCGATCTCACGCTTCCAGGCCTGGGTGTTGACCATGTAGAAGCTGGGATCCGGGTTGCTCTCGGCCATCGCCAGGACGGTCTGGGCCACACGGTTCTTCTCGCCACGGATGATCGAGGCTTCGTAGGCGGCAATGGTGCGAACCAGGATGTCGCTGGCGACGTCGCCTTCACCACGACCCATCGCCCTCTTCTCTTTGCCGCGCAGGTTCAGCTTGCGACCACCAGCCAGCTCGAGCGGATCAATGTCCTCATCGAACTTGGAGTTCTCCTTGCTCTGGCCAGACAGGTTGACGTAGCCGTACGGGTACGCCGCCTTCATCTTCTGGGCCTCTTGGGCGGTGATCATCCCGTCAGCGACCATGCCATTGAGCTTGTCGTTGCTCATCTGATCCATCAGCTTGGCGATCGCGTTCAGCTCGGTGGCGTAGGAGGACTGCGCGTACTTGGCAAGCGTGTCCTTGGCCTCCTTGGTTCCCATGCCCGAGCCGCCGTCAGGCCTCTTGGGATTGATCTTGGCGATCTGCTCGTTGCGCACTGGGGCAAACCGAGCCAGCAGGAACTTGTTGACGTCGTCGTACGTCATGCCCTTGGCACCACCCTCTTTCAGCAGGGCGGCGATGGGCTGAACGAACTTCTCCTCAACCTGCTTTTCCAGGCGAGCAGCAGTCTTGCGCTCCATCAGCTTGAGTGCCTTCATGGGGTTCATGAAGTCAGACATCCGACCCATCTTCTCGAGCTGGCGAACCACCTTGAAGATCGGCAGGTACTCGTTCTGGGCACGGATTGCAGCCCAGTACATCGCCTTCTTGAACCAGCCAGTCTCACGGGGATCCTGTATCTGGACGTTGTCGGTCGGGATGCGGTTGTCCACGAACAGGCCAGAGCGCATCCGGCGCATGGTCTTGCCGTGGCGCTTCATCTCAGCCAGCACGTCATCGAACTTGTCGTGCGGCATCGTGGTGGACTGGTAGTCCGTGTTGATGTTGCTCGAGCCTTGCTTGGGCGTGAACACGTACCACTGCATCGTCACCGGGTTGTACCGGGCGTAGGCAGTCGTCTCGCCGTCCTTGGTCGAGTACATCTCGTACGGCATCCGCACTTCGGACAGAAGCACGTCGGCAGGTGCGCCGTTGAGCACAGGCACGCCGCCGTTGCGAGCCGCATCACGGGCGGCACGCAGGACGTACATAACCTCGGCATCTGTGAACTTACTCAGCCAGTTTGCAACACCTTCGAAGCCTGCATCACGCAGGGCTTTGATCAGCTTGCCGACCACACCCTTGATGACGCCAGCGAACTTGCCATCGCCAGCCATGTCGGAGAGGGCTTCCTCAACCGCCACAGCGTTGGAGATGTTGCGGCCTTCCTTCTGCTTGTTAGCTGCTTCCCGGATAGCCTTGTTGCCGTTGTAGAGCGAGGTGAAGTAGTCGGTGTAGGTGTCGCCCAGGAAAGCACGCAGACCGAAGTGGCCGTACAGCTCGTGGAACAGGGTGAACTGGGTGTCGTGCTCAGATGTAGCAGCCTCGGAGAACATGTAGATGTTCCCCGTCTGCGCGTCGTACAGACCCTTGGGCATGTAGCCGTTGGTCAGACGCTTCATCAAACGCTCACGCACGCCGTCAGGCAGATGCGACGGGTTGCCGACCACCTTGACGTTGGCAGCAGACTTGAAGGTGCCCATGATCTCGGACACCTGGGACTGCACCAGCACCGTCGATGCGACAGACCCAGTCTCGCCGTTGCCGATACGGAACAGTGCGTCACCCAGGCGGGACGCCATGTCGTCAAACGATTCGTCTGCCCGCTCCTCAATCGCCACGAACTCGCCTTCGTCCGTCCGACCCTGCTGCTGCTCAGGACGAGACATGCGCTCGTTCATCTCGGCAACCCAGTTGGCGAACGAGTCGGCGTTGTCTGTCGTGTCAGCCAGCTTCCTGGCGCGGTTGTGGATCGTCTTGTGGATCCGGTTCAGCTCACGGTAGGTGATGTCCCGTATCGCATTTTTGCGATCTTGCGGCGACAGACTCTGATCCTGGTTGACCCGCTCAATCAGTGCGTCGATGCGAGCAGCCCAGGCTACAGCCTCTTTGGCCATGAACTGGTCGGCCAGGGAGAGCTGCTGCTTGTAGGCATCGGTCAGCATGGGGCCGATGAAGCGCAGACCCATCAGGTTGCCGTAGTCAACCGAGCGACCGATCACCTCGGCCTTCTTCATAGTGGCCCGCTGTTGTGCCTTGCGCCACGCGGTGAACGCCTTGAGATCCTGGGGAGCCAGAGCGCCAAGGATCTGACGGGCCATGTCGGGCCGGTAGGTCAGAGCGTTGGAGACGTCGGCATACCAGTCCTGCACAAAGTCCACGATGCCAGAGCGAACCGACAGCGGGAGCTGCCCTTGCGGGATGCTCTCCGGGTTGCGCATCTGGGTCAGGCTGAACTTGGTGAACAGAGAGTTCGGGAAGACCTTGAGCAAATCCTTGCTGTCGGTATCTACCGGTGCGCGGGAGTTCTTGGCCTTCCAGTCGTTGTACAGCTCGCGCTCAACGCTGGTGAGCTGACTCAGGATGGTGGTTTTCTCTGCGGAGGTTGACTCACGCAAGGCTCGATCCAGGGAGGTGAACCACTCCTGACGCGCCACCGGATGGTTGGGTGAGCTGGATACGAAGGCAACAAAGGGCTGCGTGAACGGACGGCCATTCATCCGATCGAACACGGATGGAACCTCGATCCCCTCCTCCTGCATCGCCTGGATCAGTTGTCCGATCGAGAAGTTGGCGTCACGACGCGCCAGTTGCAGCACACGGGTGATTCCATCAACCGTGATCCGCCCACTAGTAACGCCCTGCGTTATGGCCTGAACGGCATTACGCGCCGCGTTATAGCTGGTGATCGGCTCGCCAGCATCGGCAGGCTGCTGCTCGACGTTGGTCTCGTCAGTGACGTCCGTCAATTGCTCGTCAGCCTTGACCTCAGACATCAAGCCGTCAGCCAGAGCTTTGATCTGTGCCATCGGTGTGTCGAAGATGTCCGCGATCGTCTCAGCGGACAGCCCAGCCTTCTCGGCTTCAGACTTGATGTTGAGCAGCTCGCCCATCATCACGTCGGGGTTGCTGGCAACCTCGTTGGCGCGACGCTTCAGGAGCTTGCGCTGCTGCTCAATGATGCTGTCAGATACGCGCTTGTCGGCCTTCGGCTCGCCTTCTTCCTTGCCGATTGCATCGTCCGCACGCTCACCGAGGGTGTCGGCAAAGCGATTGGGATCTTCGATGTCATCGACGTTCGAGACTTGATTGGCCGCCTTCTCCTGATCCTTCTTGGCCTTCTTGGCCTCTTGCTCGAGCTTGGCCCGATCTTCCGCCGTGCTGTCAGCAGCCGTCATCAGGCGACGTACACGGGAGCGGATCACGTTCTCCGCAGTCGGCTCAGTCCGAGGGGTGCGATTCTTAGCCTTCTCTTCTGCAACCTGCTTCTCCAGATCGTTGAAGCTCTGGCCTTGAGCGCCAAGTGCAAACTTGTCGAAGGAGTCTTTTGCCTCCTGGAGGAACTTAGCCTTAAGGCTTTCTCGCTGGGCAAACTTGGCGTTTCTCAGCAAGTCCTTGACGATCCGCACCTCGTCCTCAACGGTACGCAGATCTTCGTCGCTGAGCGTGATGTTCTTATTTTCGAAGCGGTCGGGAGGACCCTTCTTTATGGTAGGTGCGGTAGCCGCAGGCTGAGTCGCGCCCTCAGTCCGGACACTGTCGGATTCGCTTGTAGTGCCGCTCGGTGCCTGGGCTTCCGCAGTGTCTGATTTCACCACAGAACGACCAATCACCCGTGCGCCAGCCTCCCTCGCCACCTGCGAGAAGTCGAAGCCCTGAGCTTGGAGGTTGCTGGCCTTGAACAGCTTGGCCGCATCACTGATCCTCTTCTCAGCCAGGAGCTGACGCACCTGGTCGATCGGCAGATCAGCCATCTCATCCGTGGCAGTCCCAACCTGGGACTGAGAAGGCTTGCCCTGTTGGGTCTCGGTCACAAAGGATGCGACCCTGTCCCTCACCTTCTCGTACTCGGTGATGAACTGCTTGATCTGCATCCGACCGGAGTCGGCGTTGGCCTTGAAGCTGGCGATCAGGTTGTCGATGACCGACAGGATGCGAGCCAGCAGAGGTTGGTTGCGCACTCCAAGCTGCTCCCAGAACTTCTTGTCCGTGAACAGGGTTCCGAGCACATCGGCTGCAACCTCTTCGTCCGTCTTCTCTGTCTGGTTCTTGGACTCGTAGAACTTCTTGTAGTCCTCGTACCGGTTGGCCTGGAGGTAAGACTTGATCTCAAGGCTCAGCGACTGGGCCTGCTGCGGGAAACGACGGGCCAGATCGTGGAACACCTCATGGCCAAGGACGAACAGTGACGCCTTGGGTGACTGGGTGACGTTGATGCCGATGATCGACTTGCCAGTCGGGGACGTGATGTTGGTGCCAGCAAGCTTCTTCAGGCGAGCATCGCTGCCGTTGTAGCTGTAGGCAAACAACTCGACGCCAAACAGCTTGGCGATCTTGTTCAGGTGGGAAGGGTTCTTGACACGCTTGATCGAGCCCGCCTCAGCACCCCGCTGCTCCAGGCTTGTCTGAAGTTGCGAGAACGAGTCCTGCGCCACGGACGTGGCGGAAGTCGCATCGCTCTCGGCGACCTGTGTTGCAGAGAATGATCGATCAAACAGCTTCCGCGCAGATTGGATCTCTGGATTGATGTCCATGCCCAGAATGGCTTGAGACACCGCAGACTGAGCATTTGATGGATCAGAGGAGAGGAAAGCATCAACTGCCGCGTCCCCGACAGCCTTGCGCAAGGCAGTCTCGGCGGAGCCGCCAGGAGACGATCTGTCGAGACGAACCATCTTTGAGGTAGACGGTTCCTCGATGGCAATAGACTGGCCATCAACCCACGCAAGCAGGTTGCTTGACCTGTCAGAACTGCCGCCAAAGTAGGTGGCGTCTGGCGTGACCCTGACCGACGAGAAGCTGATAGCTCCAGGCTGAACTGGCCCAGCTAGTTGCAGCTCAAACTCTCTGCCACTCATCGAAGCGGTCATGCCGCGACTTTCGAAGCGCACTGACGGCACGAACAGGGAGCTACCGTCTCCGCGAGAGACTTCGATGTTGCTGATCGAGGGGGCTGTGCCGACTGTCAGTGGCTCGTTTTGAGTGCCATCTGTCGTCTGGGCTACGATCGGTTCGGTAGCGGGAGTCTCAGTTGAAGAAGCAGGTTCGACGCCGGTTTTACTGGCTTGACTGGGTACGAGCCCACCAGGCTGCTCTCGCTCAAACTCTCGAACAGCGCGAGACCGTTGGATCTCCTCTTCAAGAGAGGCGAGGTTCTCGTCAGAGCCGAATGAAGCATCTTCACTAGCTGCCCGAGCCAAGCTGGGCGGTGTGGATTTGTACACACCGGCTGGAGGCGGCGTCTTCAGGAACGGATCCAGAGACCCAAGCACCAAGTTGGCGAAGTCCCCGTTCTGCTGAACCAGGCGATTGCCATCTTCAATCGACTGGACGTTGTTGATAGCCGTCTGGAATGCCTCGAGCTGATCGCTTCGGCCCATCGCCTGCTCGATCTGCGTCTTGGTGGCATCGTCCGCCGTCTGGTACAGGGCGGCAAAGAACGGCACAGAGCGGGAGTCGTTGACGAACTCCTGCATCTGGACGGGCGACATGCCAGGGCCAGCAGGAGGCTCGCCAGCATTACGATCGCTCACAGGATTCGGTGGGGCATTGGGCCCCTGCTCCTGCGGCTTGCCACGGAACTTCTCTACGCCAACGGCAGCGATCTCGCCGGGTGCGGTCAAGCCTTCGCCCAGGTACTCGAGCGCCATCTCACCGAAGCTCGCATCCTCACCGACAGCCTTGGATGCCATGTAGGCACCGGTAGCGCCACCGATGCCCTGGATGTTCGCCTGGTTGAGGATGTTGGCGACCTTGGACTTGAACGGATTGATGCCCAGGAACGCGCCAGCCACAGCGTTGGCCGGTACTTCACCGGCAGTCTTGCTGACGGCGTACTCGGCAGCAGCCTCAGTGTCGCCATCGAACTTCTGAAGGCCCTCGGTGTAGTTCGTGCCCAGGGACTGGAACACCACGGCAGACGTGTTGATGCCTGCACCGGTCACGCCAGTGCCGACAGCGGACTGCACGGCCTTGCTTGCGCCAGCTCGAGCTGCGGCACCAGCAGCAGCACTCTTGAGCGGAGCCGTGGCCACACCACCGATACCGCCACCAACGGCAGCGCCAGGAATCTGCTCGGCCAGGAAGTTGGCAACCATCGTCGGGTTGCGAACCATCCAGCCCAGCATTGAGCCGGTGGCTGCTACCACACCATCGTCCTGGTACTTCTGGTCGGCCTCCTTGACCATCTTGCCGATGCGAGGATCAGAGGCGATCTGGTTGTATTCCTCGACGCTCTTGGCCAGGATGGGAGCGGTGTCCTTGGTGTCGCCAGTGACAGCCTTCTCAAGCCGGTTGGCCAGGAAGTCCCAGGTCAGACCCAGACCCTTGAAGCCCTTCTTCAAGGCATTGATGGGCTGGAAGCCGTAGTCCTCGTCAGCGACCTTCTTGGCGGTCGGCTGAGGCTCAGCAACCGGAGGCTTGTAATCCGGATCGATCTCCATGTCGCCAGCCATGAATCCAGGGGCGACCCTTCGACCTGATGGCGCAGTCTGTCGAGATTGGCTGACCTCGCTGTTCATCGAGTCCCGCATCACGGACGCACTGGTGCTCGGGGCCTGGACGTCAAACTCCAGATCGCCGCTCAAGAAGCCAGAGTCCCTTGATCGAACCCCTCGCTCGGCCTCAGCAGAGTCCAAGAAGTATGGGTTCCTGAGTCCGAGTCGGTCTGTTGCCATGCTGATTACTTGGTGCCAGGCAGGGTGAATCGAGCGCCGTTGGGGGCCGGGACATACACGCCACTCTTGGTGAGCGCGAAGATCTGGCCGGTGGCTTCGTCTCGCTTGAGTCTCAGCTTGCCATTGTCGTCACGGGCGAACAGCTCTTGCGCCTGCTGAGGATCTCTGGTTTGGGTGTAGGCGCGATGAATGGTGCGAGCATCCAAGCTGCCGCCAAGGTAGACGTTGGCCTCACCAACCTGGCGAGACTCAGCAACCTTGTTCTCGATGTCGTCCATGATCTTCTGACGAGCTTCTTGAGGCATCATTTCCCATCTGCTGTTCTGCTTGGCAGCGGTATCGATGTCTTGCTTGATGACAGCCTCGAAGCCCTGGCGCACGGCCCCAAGCTGGCGATTAAGCAGTTGGTTTTGCTGAGCTGTGGCGGCTTCTCGACCGGCGGCGTTGGCCCTGATGTTGGCAATGTTGATGCCGTAGCCGCCTTCGATGTTGGCGACATCCTTGCGACCCTGGATGTTCATGCCAGCAACATCCTTGTCGCCCTGAACCTTGGTGGCGACGTTGTCCTTGTCTGCCGCGATCTTCTTGTCGAGCTGACCAGACTCGAATGCGCGAGCACGCTCCTTCTCCAGCATACTGATGTGCAGTGCAGAAGCATCGCGACCGTTCAGTGCGCCAAACGAGAGGGCCTCGATCACGTCGCTGCGCGAACGCTCGACGCTTCCCTGCGTACCATCAGGGCCGACGCCGGTCATGATGTAGGCATCCTTGGCCTTGTCGTAGGTCACGTTCGAAATCGAGCCGCCATCCGGGAAAGCCTCATAAGCAGACTTGATGGCAGAAGTCGCACGCTCGGGAGACATCTTCAGCATCTGAATGGTCTTGCCCGTCTTCTCTGCCAACTGAGACTTGACGACGCGATCGACAGCCTCGTCCGCCTCAACCTGAGAGCGACCATAGGCTGAGGCCTGCCGCCTCATCACGCTGCGCAGGTTGTCGTAGTACTTCGACACTGCGGCTGGATCACTGCGGTGGTCATAGTTCTGATCCGCACCATCTGGCCGGAAACCAGTGCCAGACGACCAGTTCTTCTCGAGGTCAACCGCAGCCTGATTCGCATCGCGCTGCTCTTGAAGCTGGGCATTTTGAAGACGCTGGTTCTCCATCTGGAGTCCCATTGCCTCACGCTTTTTCTCGGCGTCGTCAAGCTGACTACGAAGCCCTAGCGCACGCGCATAGTTCTCAGCAAACGCACCGGCAGCAATACCAAGTCCAGCAGCCATTTCAGTTCCTCCGAAGACCCATGCGCTGCTGTGCAGCCGGGGTGTGGTACTTCGCCTTGAGCTTGTCGAAGAACTCGACGCCCTTGGCCTTTACAACATCAGCGGGAATCACATACTCGCCGTTCGAGAGCATCGCCGGAACCTTGTCGTCCACCGGACCACCGGGGCCTTTGACGTGGCCTGGCCCAGAGTGAATCTCTCCACCATCTGCCTTGCCAGGAGGTCTGTTGGACAGGCCGTAATACGTGCCTGCCGCTCCAGCCAAACCAGCGATCGCGCCCATCTGGGCGTTGTAGCCAGCCATGCGTCCCTGGAACTCCTGGCCGTACAGGTTTCCGGACTGGTTGTAGCCTTGCAAGCCGTATCCAGCACCCTGACCAACCATGCCCGCATTGGCTCGAGCATCCGCCATAGCGCCGCTACCGGCACCAACAGCACCACCAAGGCTATTCCCGGCCAAGCCGATGTACTGACCGGCTGTGTTCGAACGACCACTGGCCGCTTCGTTGACACCGGCACGCAATGCGATCGCCTTGTCCATCGTGTCGAAGGCGGCACCAGTCTGCATACCAGCCGTAGCCAAGGCCTGATCACGGGTCAGCCGCTCGTTGGTACGGGCAAACGCGGACGAGTTGGGGTTGACGCCGTATCGCGACAAGCTACGCAGCGACTGATCTCGAGCATTCGAGAACTGCTGGTTGGCGCTGGCCGCAGCGATGCCCTGACGACGCTCGATGTTCTCTCGAGAGTCGTAGCCCATCGCATCGGCTTTGACCTTGTCGCGCAGGTCTTTGTTGGCCTTGTCTTCCTCGATGCGGCGACGAGCCTCTTCCCGGGCAAGCTGGGAGTCTTCAAGGTAGCTCTGAGTCGCCCTCTCAGCGAGCGCAAGCTGGCGCTCCTGCATCGGCTTGAGGTCGGTCTGGTAGATAGACTTGTAGAAGTCGAATGTTTCTTTGCCCAGCTCGGCGCTGGCCCTGGCTGCTTCGCCAATTCCCGGATCCGGCTGGGGTGCGCTCATCCATCCCATAGTCTTACCCTTTCAAAAACTCTTCGAGTGTGTCGTTCTGTGCAAGCATCCTGATCTCAGGAGTCACCGACACAGCCCACTCGAAGCCGCCGATGATTCGTGCCATATGAACAAACAGATCACACAGGCTGTGCCGGATCACGTTGGCGATCTCGACACCCTTCTGCCCGTGGTTCGCCTTCAGCTCGTCGGAAGCCAGCCAGTTGAGGATCGAGGTCTCCATCAGCGGCAGAAGCTCAGAGCAGTGATTGCGGAAGAAGGCGTTGCGGTTCACCCCAGACAGGGCGAGCCACATCATTTCGTTGATGTCTGACGGCGTGACCTCGGCGTCCTTGTCGATCAGGTCATCCCAAACGTCAGCGATTCGGGTCAACATGAGTGCGAGCTGCACCGCATCAGGGTCGTCCCTGAAGAACCTGTGCAGCAGAGAGATCGTTTTGGCGTCCCGCATTGCTTAGGGTTTCTACTGATAGGTCTGGTTGTGATTGAAGGTCGTCACGCCGCAATTGTCTCTGGTCACGGGGTGTCGTCGGGCCAGTGGATGGCGTTGACCTCGGCGGCAGTTGTGGCCGCTTCGATCTGCTGCCGAAGGGTTCTGCCCAGGACGTGCTGAGCGTTGACGTGTACCGCCAGGGCCTGGCCCACCGAGATCATCTGCGCACCTGTCAGCGTCCGTACGGTATTGTCCTTGAGCGTCCAGTCCATCAAGAACGACGCAGGGTTCATGTTGGCGAGCTGAGTGGCCCCGACGATCTTGGTCTGTGACTCCGGGTCAGAGTCGAACACCGACCCGTCCCAGGTGAATCCGCCATGCTCGGCTGCATCTCGAGCAGCCTTGATCTCGGCCCACTTGTCCGCCTTCAGCGCATCAGGCGTTCGCGCATCCACCCACTGCTCGGCGCCAGGGTTCCATGTGGCCGGGTGCAGGGGTGGGACAGCTTTTCTGGCGGCACCCTCGGGCGTGTAGGCAACCCATGCGCCGTCACGAACACAGCCATCGTCGGCCATAACGGGTGAGTTGACCTCTACCCAAGGCTTATCGTTGGGCGGAGGGCTGTCCTCTGGGAAGCCGAAAACGTATTTGACGGTGCCCGACTCGTCGTAAAACGCTGCAAATTTCATCGCTTGCCACCGGATGCGATCAGCGAGACCGCGCTGTAGGTAAATGTTCCAGACCCGGGCCCCTGGTTGACGAGGTCAACCGTGTAGACGTTGTAGCCATCCAGCGGCGATGGATCGAATGCAGTGGCGACAAACGAAGATGTCTGAGCGTCGAGCACGGACACCGCAGAAGACGAGATCAGGACTGTGTTGCGCCGGATGTAGATGCCCATCGTTGAGCCGCCACCAGAGCTGATCGCATTCAGCGTGACAATCACGGTCACGCCGCTAGACCCGCCCGCCATCGTCAGCCCAAGAGCGACTACCGTGCTTGCTGTGTTTCCAAAGGAAAGGGAGCCAGAAGATCCGCTTGCAATGTTCATCGCGGTCACGGATCCGCCCTGAATGTTCAGGGTGTTGACCATCACCGTGTTGGCCTTCAGCGTTGACGCCTCGATGTCGCCACGAGCGTAGATGTTGTTGAAGGTTGCGTTGCCAGTGCCGGTAATTGACCAGCCTGTGCCAGCGCCAAAGTTGCTCGACGACAGTCCGCCGCCGGTGATGTTGATGCCGCCGATCTGTCCATTGGTAGAGAAGACGCTGCCGCGAACCGTGACGTTGCTGAACTCTGCTGCGCCAGACTGGTTCAGCGAGAAGCCGGTCAGGCCGCTGACGTAGTTCGATGACGAGATGCCGTTGGCGTCAATCAGGATCGAGCCGATCGTGCCGAAGTAGGCGTAGATACCTCCTCGCACAATCGCGTTGGTGCCGTCGAACTGAAGAGAACGACCGTTGATACCGGTCGATCCGTTGCCGATGTAGAACTGATTGACCCCGCCGTAGTCACCCAGGTAGAAGCCAGCATTGCCAGGAAGCACGGCTCCCGAGCGGACAATTGGAGAGCGAAGGTCGATTGCCGCCGTGATGGTTCCGGCTGTGATCTTGTCCGCAGCCAGGTCAGCGATCTTGGAGTTGGTGACCGCAAGGTTCTGGATGGCCGCGTTGCCAACAGCCAGATTGGCAATCTTCGCAGATGTGATAGCCGCATCAGCAATCTGTGCAGAGCCGACGGCTAAGTTGGCAATCAGAGCTGTAGTGATCGCGCCTGTCTGAATCGCTGCCGTGCCAACAGCCAGATTGGCAATCTTCGCAGATGTGATGGCCGCGTCCTGGATTTGCGCGGAGCCTACAGCAAGGTTGGCAATCAACGCATTTGTGATCGCTCCAGTCTGAATGGCGGCGGTACCAACAGCCAGACTGGCAATCTTCGCGGACGTGATGGCTGCGTCCTGGATCTGAGCAGTCCCAACAGCAGTATTCGCAATCAGTGCGTTCGTGATTGCGGCGTTGGCAATCACGCCATCATTAGCGATGATCGCGTTGACCGCGATCTTGCCAGCCGTCACAGCTCCAGCGGCAAGCTCAGATGCGCTGATGGCCCCTGCCGCAATTTGCGCCGCAGTGATCGTGTCCGCAGCGATGTTGCTGCCTGTGATGGTGTTTGCGGCGATGCGGTCGCCGGTAATTGCACCGGCTGCAATGTTGCTTGCCTGGATCGTGCCTGCCGCGATCTTTGCCGCAGTGATGGCCCCAGCAGCCAGCTTCGGGGTGCTGATGGCGTCATCGCTGATCTGCGTTGTCGTGATCTGACCGGCGATCTTGGTTGCATTGACCCCGGCAATCTGGGCGTCCGTGATGGTGCCGCTGAGGTCTGATGTATCTACGGCTGCGGTATACGCCGTACCACTCCAGCGATACAGCTTGCCGCTGAAGACGATGGTCTCTGTGCTCTTGGTCGTCGGCAGCGCGCCGGTCACAATCGTCACTGGCTCAATGCCAGACGCAAACTTGGTTAGCGTGACAGCGCCAGACGCGATCTTTCCCGCCGTGACGGCCAGATCTGCCAGCTTCGTGTTGCTGATGATGAAGTCGGCGATCTTCGTGGGATCGCTGATCACTGCCATGTTGGCGTTTGCCAGCAATCCAGTGATCTTGCTTCCGCTCAGGTCGATCGCACCATCGGCAATTTTCCCAGCAGTGATTGCAAGGTTCGCCAACTTGGTGTTGCCGATCAGGCCATCGGCAATCTTGGTCGGATCCGTAATCACCGCCATGTTGGCGTTTGCCAACAGACCAGTGATCTTGGTGCCGCCCAGGTCGATAGCTCCGTTGGCAATCTTGCCTGCTGTGATCGCAAGGTCAACGAGCTTGGTGTTTCCGATCAGTGAGTCCGCGATCTTGGTTGGGTCAGTAATGACCTCCATGTTCGCGTTCTTGAGCAGTCCATAGATCTTGTTTCCACCAAGGTCGATTGAGCCATTGGCGATCTTCTCGGCTGTGATGATCAGGTTCGACAGATCCTGACCACCAATCATGCTGGTGCTTGCAGCGGTGCCGCTGGTGGCGTTGTAAGGCCCAATGACATTCGCCATCGAGACGAACCGGATCCAGTAGTAATACGTCTGACTCGTCTTGCCGACAGGATCAGAGAAGATCGAGCCAATAGTCGTGCCGATCAAGACGGCAGAGCCAAGAACGTTGGTGGCGCTGCGCCACACCTCTGTGTAGCTGTGATTGCTGTACGCCGCGCCAGTCCACTCCAGGACGATGGTCGAGAACGTGGAGGTGGCCGTCAGCCCGCCCGGAGCAGGAGGTGTTGTGAGATCTGTGGTCTCGTCGTAAGGGTCTGGGCCAAAGACGCCACCACCATTGCCTACGACCGGCAGCTTGCCGGTTCCGCCAACGGGGGCTAGGGTGGTCGAACCATCCTTCGCAAGACCGAGCGCCTTCAGCTCGCGCAGGCTGACAAACTGATCGAGCGGATCACCAAGTCGACCCTCTCGGACGTCAAGCGAACTCTTGATCGCCTGAAGCGCCTGGACGACGTTGCTGTCGGATGGGGCCGGGATCGCCGGTACTTGGGTCTCGCGGCTCATACCTGCATCAGCTCCGCAACAGACGTCGCCATGTAGAACTCGGTCACATCAGTTGTGCCCTCGATCTCCACGTACCAGTCCAGGGCCTTGAACCCGGCTGGCAAACGAAAATGAGCCTCTGACGCCACGCTCTTCGTCAGCTTGAGAGCGCCATCCGCATAGACCTTCAACTGCACCGGATAGGCCGAGGCTCGAACCTGAGCCACAGAGAAGTTCACATGCTGCGGGGCGCGGAAGACCTTCGAGCGCCACAGGTACGGCAGGTTTGTCCCGGCATCGAAGCGAACAATGTTCGCCCCCTGCACCAGGTACAGGGTGTCCGTAGACGCATCCTGGAAGCCAGAGACGATCGGCTGAGCTCCGCCAGACCCAAGGTCTGACACGGTCATGTACGCGCCCTGACCGGTGAAGTCGAAGATCAGCAGGCCACGCTCAGAGCCGGTGTTGTAGAACCCATGCCACCTTCCGTTGTAGAGGAAGGCCAGGATCGAGTCCGGCTTGTAGGCTTGCCACTGCTCCCGCGACAGGATGTTCTGGGTGACCACCTGGACACCGCTGCCGCCGATCGACACCAGGCCATCAGGCGATGCGTACATCACGCCGTCACCGGTCTCCACGATCGATCGCTTGGAGACGCAGGCTTGCCGCAGCTCCATCTTGGTCGTGGACATGGCCGACGGATCCACGCCTTGCAGCAGATACGGGAAGGTTCTGGTCAGCACCACAACCGTCTGACCGAAGGTGCCAAGGCCCACGATGTCAGCATCCACCGGGTACTCATGCGGCCAGGCATGAGGCAGGTACGGCTCGGACATGTAGACGGTGTTGCCGACAAAGCCAACAGCCACGCCGTTGGCCATCATCCGCAGCCCCTTCAGGCCAGCAGGAGGCTCTACCCAGTCCTCTGTGCCGAGTACTTCTCCCAGGCTTGCCTGAGTCTTGCTGTCGGTGTAGCTCGTCGTGGCGATCGGAACCTCAGCCACGAACTGGAAGTACGCCTGAGCGCCAGTAGCCGAAGAGCGGTAGATCCGCTTGAGCGTCAGGTTGCGGTTGCCACCTGGGTTGCCCGGGATGCTGACCGTGACCGGCTGGGTGTTGTTGATCGAGACAACAGCAGAGGCGTTGGACGGAGGCCCTTCTTCGCCGAACGCGGACACGTACGTGATGACGTAGGTGCGGCTCTCGGTGTGAACAGCTTCCGTCGGAGCGGTAGATGCCGTGACCGTGGGAGCCGTCGTTGGCTTCGGGATGCCCAGCAGGTATGACGCCCCCGGATAGCTCGCGCCAGACAAGATCAGGTTGTTGGGCGAGTAGCGAGGAGCTACACCGTCAGTCCAATACAGGCGATCGTACTGATCGGCCACGATCGGTGAGCGCACGACATCCACATCACCAGGGAACTCGAGCCAGTAGTTGGTCTCCGTCGCGCTGGTGCCGTAGCGGTAGATCGTCTGCGGCGAGGCAGAGGTGGTGGCCTTGAGAGTGGTCGTGCCCTTGAGCGCAGAGATGGCACCGGAGATCAGCTTGACGTTACGGGCAAGCTGCGCCTCACCCGAATCCAAGAGGATTGGGTTGGAGATCGGCTTCATGCCGTTGAAGCCCTTGATTCCGATCAGTGCCATGTGGTGCCCTACTTTGCTGCGTGACAGACGCTGCCGACGAAGTCTTGCAGCCCGCTCACTTGGTCTCTGAGTTGGTCAGCCGATCGAGCCACGTCCGTATATCTGCCTGCGCACGCTCCAAGAAGCTCTCTTGCGGTACGGGCTTGCTCAAAGAGGGCGGCAGACTCGGGGTCTGTGGGGGCTGTACCGGAATTGAGTCGGAGGATCTGGTCGCGCAGGCTGCTTGCAACAGACTCAGTAGCAGCAATCCGGCGATTGAGAACTTCCTGCTTCTGTGCTTGCTCATTGGAGACCCTTTCAGCTTGCTGACGCATTGCTTGTTCTTTGGCTCGAGCCTCAGCCTCAGCTCGGCGTGTATTTTCTGCGACCTCTGCGCGGTAGTCCGCCAGCTCGGCCTTCGCGCTGTGCATCCGAACGTAGGAGATCCCGGCCAGTAACGCGAAAAGGGCGACCAGCGCCGCCCATACCCAGCTAGGAACCAGATCCAGGATCTTCAGCATCAGACCTTCCCCTGGTACTTCGGCATCCTGGTCAGCAGGACATCGTGTACATGGTGTCTATTGATGTCGCAGGCACTGCGGTTGCCGTACAGCGGCTTGGTGGACTTCAGGCAGGTGTGCTCGACGTTGCCAAACCAGACGTTCGGGTTGCATCCGGACTTCAGACCGCAGGCACGGCGCTCGTTGAGCAGGCCACCGATCCCGCCGTTGTAGGCGGCATCAGCCATAGCCAGCCTGGGCAAGTGATCCGGCACCAGCTTGACCAGCCGGTTGTAGGCATCCCTGGTCATCAGGACGATCACCCGCATCTGGAGGTCAGGACGCTGGTAAACCGTCTCCCAGCGCAGCTCGTTGAGCCCACGGGGATCCAGGCGGCGGCTGTCGGCCAAGGCGTCGAACCGGACGCTGCCGTCCTGGTTGAATGCGCGAGTCAACTGACCCAATCCAGCACCCTCCTCCCGGTCAGACTTCAGCCGAGAAGTTGGTGCCCAGCACCGGGAGTGCTTGAGACTGATACAGCTTTCGTGCTCGATCAGGGCCGCGAAGTAGTTCGGCGTGGGCATCGTAGGCCAGACGTCCTTGACCTGGGCGCTGAGCGTCGGGAGGTGTTCCTTTGCCCTTTCGGGGATGAACGTCTCCACCGGCTGCGAACTGGCGCAACCAAGCCCGAAGGCGAGCAGAGAGGTCAGCAACCAGCGCAACACGGATCACCTCTGAACCTGGGCGAAGAACAGCAGCAGGCCGATCAGCACCAGGGCGCGCAGGAGGCAGATGCCCATGTACGCAACGCCTGCGCCGAAGCTACCTTCGTTGAGAGCCCTGTCGTACAGGGCTTCGCTGGAAGCACGACCAAGCATGGCCTTGGCGATCAGGTAGGCCAGGCCGGTGACCAGGAGGGCTTGCGCCCACAACTGGACACGCAGCGCCGTATCGGCACCACCACTGGGGTCGGTCACAACGAACCAGACCAGGACGACCAGGGGGATCAGGGCGAACTGGAACCAGCGGCTACCGATGACGGAAAGGAACTTCTGCATGTCATGCTCCAAGTGCAACAAAGAACAGGACGGCACCAAAGCCGCCCACCAACAAAGACGAATAGAACAGGATCATCGAGACGGCGAGGATCGCAGCCGACGAAAGAACAATAGATAGCTGGAGGGCCATGCCAGCGTAGGAATACCAAGGCGACTTGTTCTTCGCCGCATCACGATCCGCTTCGGACTGACGAGCTTTGGACTGAATTTCTTCCATGTCAGTCTTGAGGCGGACCACCTCCTCCTTCGAACCAACCGTGTCATGAATCGTCGCTCTAACATTCTTTGTTCCATACCAAGTCCACAGGTTGTTGGCCTCGATCGTCTTGTTCAGAACGCGACCAGAGTTGCTGCTGCCGAACATTCCGTTGATAGCCAGGAGTAGAGCGAAGATCGAGATGGAGAATGCGGCAAGACCCTTGACGTATGCCTCGCGCTCAGACCGACTCGCGGTAGGGGGTGGTGCTTTGAACATCATTTCTTCTGTGCATAGTCGAACAGGAACACCGTGAGCCAGATCACAGCGGCGGACATCACCGCAATGGCGGAGCCGTAGAGCACGTTCAGCCGGAAGTCTTCCCTGCGCTTGGCGTGTTCTCGCTCGCGTTTCTCCTGCTCCTTCCGAAGCCGAATGCGATCCATCATCATCTCGTTGTAGACGTTCTCGCCGTACTTGGCGATGATGAGGATCTTGAGTTCGTACTCCTGCTTGCGGATCGCCTGACGACGCATCGTCATCTCGAGCGCCTGCTGCTCGATGCTCCCCTGGTCCAGGACTCGCTTGAAGATCGACGGCTTCTTGTTGGCCTGGACGTTGACCGAGCGGTTGAACTCGGTGACGGCTCCGAACCATTTGCCGATCTGACCAGCGACGTCCTGCACCTCACGGCCAGCAGCCACCATCTTCTTGACGGTGGCGAACGCAGTGCTCGCGACGGTGAAGGCGGTGATCGGATCCACTACTGCTTGAGGATGCTGGAGCCGAACTGAACCAGGGTGAACAGCACAGCCGCCACAGCCCAGGCACCAATGCCACGGTTGATCCACCGCTCGACCTTGGTGTCCACCTTGGTGATGGCTGTCTCCGTGCTGGCGATACGCTGCTCAGCCACGCCGATCCGCTCATTCATGTTCGACTGGCGCTCCTCAAGCAGAACAAGGCGCATCACTGCATCAGTGAGCTTGTCCACTTTCTCCTCCAGTCGGCGGAAATCGGTGTGGATTGGTGTCAACTCATTGCCTTCCATTGCACCCTCACTTCAGGTTCTTCAGCTTGTAGAGCGTGGACAGGTACAGACCCACGATCTCATCGATGATGTTCTGAAGGGCCGTGTCCTCTTTGGGGACGGCTTCGAATCGATTGTCTTCGACCCACTTGAGGTGCTGCTCCAGGACGGGGATGACTTCCCCCTTGTCAGCGTCCAGATACGGGATGTCTTCGATGATGCCGTTGCGCCCCTGGTAGGCCTCGGCCAGGGAGTCCGCCAGATCAACCACCTCGTCGTAGAAGCTGCCGAGGGCGATATGCGCGGCGTAGCTACCCGGCCCGGTCACCTTCAGGTGTTCCCGATGAGCAACGTCTCTTGACAGGAAGAGTAGAGCAATCAATTCGCCAATCATTTCAACACCTATGACCAGTAGTACTCGTTCGCCGGATCAAGCGAGCCGGTATCGATCGTTCCGTCAACGTAAATCTCAATAGACTTGTTAGCGATAGGGGACAGGAGATCGCTAAGTTGCGCAAGCGGAATCTGTGCGTCCACTGGCAACAGAGACAGCCTGTCTGCTGATGGAGCGGTGAAGTAGATTCCAGATGCCGTAAACAATGAGGCGATCTCGGACATGCTAAGCACTCTGCCCCAGAGAGCTGCGTGTCCGTACGTGCCAGCCAAGCTATTGACTGATCCGGCGTCAACACCGATGACGGAAAACTTTGCATTACTGCCGTGGGTTGCGTCGTTTGCGTAGGAGATCTGCTCGTCGAGCGCACCGTTGAAGTAGATTGTGATCTGCTTAGTCGTGGCGTCTCTTGTGATGATGAAATGAAGTGTCTTTGCGATGGGGCTTGGCATTGCGAAGTTCGAGCCAAAGTAGCCGCCAGAAACAATCTGGTCTGTCGCTGAAGTCGTGTACTCCCACACGAACTTCTGGGAGAAGTCAGACAACATACCGTATGTAAATTGGTAGTTGTCGGCTGAGCCTGTACCACTCTTGCCAAGATGCAGGATGGGCCAGCCCCAAAAAGAGTCTGGCGTCCCGCTTCCGTCGGCTGGTCTCACAATGATCTGCATCGTGAGATTTGATAGCGGAACTCCGAGCACTGTCCCAATGATGTCTGTCACAAGCCTGACCGAACTCGCACTACCGATCGTCAGGTACTGTTGAGCATCACCCGGAATCAACGTACCGCTGGCCGACATTGAACCCGAAACCACTGTCGAGTTCATGGTTGCGGCCACCCCGGTCACAGACCCCTGGCTCGCAAAGCTGATACTGGAAACAGCGCCCTGACCCGCAGTAGACATCGGGTAGTACAGAAGCGGGCTTGTAGCCGCGACTGCGGAGACCAGTTCGTTGTGAGATGGCATGATCAGGTTCCAGTCAGAAAGGCCATTCCAAAGCCGGCGCCACAGTTGAACCAGCGATACTGCTGACCACTGATCGATACGACGTCTAGAGTGGTTCCAATGCTGGGTGCGGTGAAATAGACAGGCACAACGCCGGTCACAAACACGACGGGATGCCCTCGTGCTCCGGTCTGGAACCACACGGGCGACACTTGGTAGACGGGGAATCCAGACTGATCAATCGTTGTTGATCGCAGCGTTGACGCATTCTGAATGAAGTTGCCGAGATTCCGAGTCATGTTCTCGGTAAAGTCGTATGTTCCCGCAATGTTGGCGTCGCTTGTGCGGTACGAGTTAAATGTCGCCGCGAGGATGGTGTTGGATATGACCGCGGAGCTGTTTGTGGGAACAATGATATTCGCTCTTGTGAATATGTCTGAGCGATTGTGCGAATACTGAACCATCGGAACAGTGTCTGAGTACAGGTGGAGTGGAGACGCCTGATGCTCCCATAGCGCAGAAAACCCGCGACCCTCTTGGATGATGGTGATATGCCGTTGATCGGCAATCACGTAGGTCGTGGAGTTGGCGGTGAACCCAAGGGCGGTAGGCTCCCCCTCCGTCACGCCATCTGTTGAAGAGTGAAAGTACCTTGGCCCCTCGTTTGTCACCACGCCTGTCGAGGTCGCGTTCGTCGCGCCGGTCAAGCAGCCATATACGGCTGTCGTGCCATTGGACGCCTGAGCGAGGCCAATCTCTTGAGTGAGCACTGCGTACTTCAGCTTGGTCGTCGCAAGACATGGCGCGCTTAAGCACAAGCGCCACACGACGTCGGCGGTCGTAGTAAAGCCAGCTAATGAGCCGTTGTAGATGGTTGGTTGATCAGCGGCATACGAACCCCCGACATACGTCCAACCAGCCGGGGCGGCGTCGTAAATGACGGAGGTCGATTGACTGAATCCGCTCAACAGACTCAGTGAAGGCGATTGCGACGTCAGTAGCCGCGCAATGTCGCGGAAGGCAGCGCAGGCGTTGAGTCCAGTAGGGGTAACAAGTTTGGCAAACATCAGACGCTCTCCTCAATAGGCAGAAGGCGAGGGTCGGAGACTGGACGCTCCGTGCGAACGAAGCATCCTTCGCCAAGCAGATACGAGTAGGAGACTTCGAGAGAGGCCATGTATGGCTCTAGGTCGTCCCTGCCGCCATCGAATCGATACAGGCAGTCTGAGCTTCCAAAATGATTGATCGCGTCTTGTGCGTTCATGATTTATGCCGATTGATACCAGGTTCCAATGACGTTGAGTCCAGCAGCCCTGTTGGCAGAGGTTCCAGCAGCCTCAATCACATCAACATACATGCTGTCGAATGCCGTAAATTGATGAGCCACAGAGGTGGTTACCGAGACTGAACCAACCGGGATGATCATTGTTGCGATCACAGTGTGCAGGCCTGGAGATGTTGGGTCGCTGCCCACCTTCACTCGCAGCACAATCCGCGAAAGTGCTGGCGCTACTGAAAGTCTGGCCGTGATGCTGGTCATGAGACCACCGACACCGCCGCCGATTCGGCCTCCACTGCCAATGTTTGACGCGACTTGCACGAGAGTCCTGGAGCTATTGAACGCGCCAACGGTTACCGTTCTTGGCGCGGCACCAGCTATCAACTGTGTTGCGCTTGCGCCGATAGAGGATTGCGTGTTGGCAAACGCTCGACCGAATGGCGCATCAATGATGATTGATCTTGTTCTCGGCACGACTAGACCTCATTGAGAGAAAGAATGACGCGCCAACTGTATGTCTTAGAAGCGGGGCCCGTCACGTAGACTCGAAGCGACGAACTTAACGACTCAAAGACAGACCTGATGTCAACGGAGACAAGAACGTCATCTCGCACGACAATCTGCTCGAACAGATTGCCCTTGTCAGAGAACACCCCGCCTATCAGTTCCGCTGAGCCACGAACAACTATGTAGACACTGTCTCTTGGTGTCGAGGAGCTGATGTTCGTGTCGCTGCGGTAGCCAACAAACTCAGCCACATACGCCACTATTCGAGTCGTGGCACCAACCGTCAGGCGAGAATTGGACGCGCCATCCACAAACAGCTCGGTCTCCGTGCTATTGGTTGTGGTTCCGTTGTAAACAAAGACTCTCGTGTAGCCAGAACTAGCTCCGCCACTAGAACCACTCCCGCCGCCTCCGATATTGCCCCAGCCGTTCGGGTAATAACCCTCGTATGAGCCGGTAGTTGTGTTGTAGCGCAACAGGCCGACAACTGGGTTGGTCGGTCTGTTTGCAGAGCTACCAACTGGGATCCTAAAAGGGCTTGCGCCCAGAGTGCCGCCTACAGTGACCGCTCCGTTGACCTCAAGTGACCCAAATAGCAAGTTCTGACTCGCGCTGTCAGCCTGGAAGATGCCGTAACGACCCAAAATGCTGCCGCCGCTTTGGACGTTTGGCGCAGACAGATACAAGCCATAGAAGTTGGCAATCGTTCCTACGCTTCCACCAGCAGAACTCGACCCTACCGTGACCGGATTGGCGTAGAACTGGTAGTAGTTCGCTACAACAACGTTGTTGGTAACGGCTGAAGAAGACCCGATGTTGCCGGTTGTCCAGACTCCGTAGACGTTCGTGGCAGACCCGCCCTGAACAATTGCAGAAGCATTGACCGCTGCGATGGTTTGGCTGGATGCACCATTGCTAATGGCGGCGGTGTGGCGGGCCGTAAAGAACCCACCATACAGACTGTTGGCGCTCGCTGTTGAGGTGTCCCCTGCATTCGACCTTTCACCAAACGCCTGCACCCCATACAGAACGACCGGGGCAGATGCGCCAGATGAGGCGATCTGCGGAACAAAGTAGCCGCCCCAGGCAATGTTGGAGTTTGACCCGCCAGATCCACTGTTGCTAATGGTCGGCTGAGACAGCACTCCAAACAGCGTGCCAGTCAGAGCGCCATTGCTCCCACTAAACGGCGTTGTGTTGGCGATTAGGTGGGTGATGTTTCCGCTGGACGTGGCGCTGTTGACGAAGAACGACGAGTTTGCGCCGGAGCTATCCACCTTCACCTGCCCGGTGAAAGTGTCGCCAGCCTTGTTCGCTGGTGTGTATCCGAGGGCGTTCGTGATAACGCCACTCGTGACCTCACTCAGCTTCTGAGTCAGCTCCGTATTGAGATTGGAGAAGTTGGCGTCAAGCTCCGCGTTCGTCAGCGGAGAGCCTTTGACCGACCTTAGAGTTATTGCCGCCATGCTTCTCTCGTTCTCAACCCGCTATGCACCAGATCAGGAGATCGTGACAGTCCAGGTGATCGACAAGGTGTCGCCAGCGTCCTTGTTGACCACGGCAAACTTGGTGCGGCAGAGCATCGTGCCAGCGGATGCTGCATTGAAGATGCCAGCTTCAGTCACCGCGCCGGTGCCGGTGCCAGGAGCAAACGTGGCGGTGTAGACCGCTTGATTGCCGGTGACGACAGTGGATGTCAGGGCAACGCGGCCAAGCTCACTGCCCAACGCCGCATCCCCTGCGATTGCGTTGGCGGTTCCGGCCCCAATAGCCATGTGGCTCATAGCGGCCTGACTTGTATCCCTCATGCGCGAAGCGATGTAGCCAAGGCCGGTCGTTACGACCAGGTTTTTGACTTCCTGCTCATGCTTGACCCGGCCATCAGCGCCAGTGAGTACGACTTTCAAGGCACCGGTCGCCTTGAGGATTTCTTGCGTGTTCATTCATTCACCTCTCAAAAGTTGACAACGACATTTCCGACGTAGTCTGCTGCGAAGTACGAGGCATCGCAGTAGTCCTGCTTCAAAACACTCCCTGCGTCGGATGCAGAGGTGGTGTCAGATAGATTCTTTCGCGGGGCAAGCAAAGCTGCATCGGTGCTTGACGCTGAGTCAGTAGCGCCTCGGCCAAGCCGCGCATCGAACAGGTCACCCACTATTGCGGAGTCGCTTATTGCTTTCGCAACAACTCTTGCCGCAATGTCTGCGGCACTAAGCGGTTCAGCAAACGACTTTCCAGAGCTGAGGAGGGCGGCATCGCCGGTCGTGATCTGTTCGGAAGTGCTCTTCGAGATGAGCCTTGCGACAAAGTCGGCGGACGCCGCAGCATCAGCGGACACTCGTCCGACTAGCTTTGTCGCGATGTCCGAGGTTGCTGACTGGTCAGCAAACTCTTTGGACGATGACAGGGCGCTGCTGTCAGATGCCGCAGGCGCGTCCTCTGCAATCTTCCCAAACGAAAGCACATCCTCATCTGCGCTCTGCACTGTGTCGCCAAGGATCTTGCTGGCGATCAGACTCGCAAGCTCAGTGGGCGACACGCCGTCGCTTAGGCCCTTGGTGACGGCCAGAGCCGTTGAATCAGATAGACCAGCCAAGTCGGCAAGAACTTTGCCGAGCGCAACGCTACTGATGTCCGTCGTTGTGGCGTCGGATGAACTCTCTCTGCCCCGAACATAACCAACCAGGGCCGAGTCAAGCACAGATACGGAGTCAACCAACTCCTTCGCGAAGGAGCGCGCCAGGACATCAGAAGAAGTGATCTGTTCGTCCTGAGACCGGATGTATTCAACAGCGAGATCGAACAGATCGCTGCTTGAGACGATGTCAGAGACCGCCTTGATAAACTGCGCTGTCTGATCGTCATCTGCCGTCGCAGCTCCATCCAGGTCGTCCGTAGCCATCGCGTCGGTTTGGACATGGCGCGACAGGTCAAGACCAGCCTGATCTGTTGTGACCGCGACGTCCGAATAGTTGTAGCTACGAACATAGCCAACCGCTATCCGGTCAGAGGTGGACACGGTTTCTACAAGAGCCTTGACCAGAAGTCGAGCGGAGTCGTCCGTGCTCGTGGCGGCGTCGAGCGCAATCTTTGAGATCGCCTTGCCGATCTCCTCTGACGCAGAAGCGGAGTCCAGCTTTGAAAGACCGACGCCCTTGATCTGAGCATCCGATGTGGACGCAATCTCCGCGATCGCTTTGTTCAGCAGAGACGTTGCAGCATCAACCGCAGCAAGGCTTTCGTTGAACTGCTTGGACGACGACTTGCCCAGGATGTCAATCGCGGAAGCAAGCTCGGAGAATGACTTCTGAAGCGATGCGACCCTGGAGTCGCTCGTGATTGCGGCGCTCTCTGCGTCGTAGATGCGAGTGAAGTAGCCAAGCACAAGGCTGGCCTGGATAAGAGCGCCATACGCCGCCGCCTCGATTTGTGAGGCGGTTGCGCTGGCCTTCAGTAGGCTTGCAGCGGTAGCGGCTTTGGCTCGCGTCTCCTCAACAACAGATGAGCGAAACTTGACAACAGAAATCTCTGCGCGCAGGGTGACGCATGAAATGGACGCCCTAAGGCTTTCAAGCGCGACCGCAGAAATCTTCATGCGCTAAAGTCCTCGCGCACCTTGAACCTGACAGTGTCGTAGACCGACTGCCTGTCTCCATTGGAGAACGTCAGCTCTAGTTCTCCCTGGTAGTCGCCAGCGGGAACGTTGAGGGTAGTTGGCCCCCAAGCGAAAACGGTCTTGCCAGCGGGGCCATCCAGCACAATCCCGGTGAGGGTCGCTAGGGTCTCTGAAGATCCCAGAGCGCGGAAGTACATGCGCGGCACAGCGCCTGTGATGTTGATGGGCAGGCCAGTCGTCTCGTCCGTAAAGGTCACCTGAATCTGTGGACGAGTGTCGCCTTGAACGAGCTTGATCTTCTGGGTCATGTCAGATTCTCCGCATCTGCACGCTCAGATTTGCCCGGGTGAAACCGCGAGTCGCCTTCTGACGCGCATCATTGACGCCGACCATGTACTGGCCCTGGTAGTAGCCAGCGAGCTTGGGGTTCGAGTACGCCTTGTTGGGCGTCATTTGCAGCCGAGAAACAGCGCCAGCGGCAATAGGCTCAACGAATTGTTCGAACAGGAAATCGGCGCAAGACGTCGCGCTGCGAAGCGGAGCCAAGGCCACGCGCATGGTGATGGCGTTGGACAGTTGCCTCTCCGGAATCGGAAATAACGAGAAAGTCTCCGAGTCCTTCTGCACAAACGTCCGAGGCGTGCCGTACTGAGTGCTGTAGTCACCCACCTGCTGGTTGTAGAGGGTTGGGTCTGACACCTGGTCGGGAGCTGAGGCGGCGAGCTCATTACCCGAGTACCAAAGCTTCATGATCTTGATGATCCTGGTGTCCGCAACCGGAGAATCCAGATCGTAGTCAGCCGTCTTCGCCGCGACAGACACAGGGTCATGATCGGCCTGGTAGATCAGGCTCTTTTCACAGAACTCGATCGTCGCGTCCTTGATCGCCTGGAGCGCCGTGATCTCGGCACAACCAGGAACCTCAGGAAGCACCCGTGACAGAAAGTCGTCGTAGCTGGCCACGATCAGACACCGCCCATTTGCAGCGAGGCTGCGCTCGGAGCCGTCGTCCTGCCCTTGCTGTTTAGGTCGGGCGAGAAGGCTGCGTCCTTGCTGGTCTTGATGCCCAGCATCGACTGGAAGATCTGGAGGTAGGTAGCCGAGAGCTGGAAGTTCTGAGCGAACTCAGCGTCCTTACTGTAGGCGCGGTGCAGAACGTAGTTCAGCAGCGGGTCAGCGTAGATGTCGGCCACAGCCACCGTAGAGCCGGTGGCAGTCACGTCGGTCGGGTTCTTCGAGTAGATGATCTCGAGCTTGGCCGTGTTCAGCGCAGGCGGGTAGACGTAGAAGGTCTTGGGATCCCGGTTGTCGTAGATGTAGTTCTTGACGACAGCCTGGCCGCTCTCGCTGTGCCAGTTCACGTTCTGGGTATCCAGCACGTCGCGATCGACATGGCGCACCACCCGGCCACCGGAGTTGTCGGGGTTGATGTTGCGCATCACGTCCAGCAACCGCAGGCCGTCGTTCGGGATCGACTGCTTGGTTCCGGCGACCAGAGTGATCGTGGAGTTACTGACGCAGGCATCAGGCCGCACCAGGGCGATGACTCGCTGGCCATCGTTGATCCAGCCCAGGAGCTCGGAGTCAAGCCAACGGACTCCATCAGCATCGTTCAGGACGATCCGAGCACGGTTGATGATGTCGCTTGCAATCATTGGTCACCTCACCAGAGAACCTTGCGAGCCCAGTGGTTCGCGCTGAATACGTCATCCTTGGTCAGCTTCCCGTCCTTGTTCTTGATCCCGGCAGACCGGGCAAGGTAGTTGGCTCGACGCTCGGGATCCTTGTGCTGAGTGAAGTCCTCCATGCCACGCAGGCCGAACCGCACCAGCTTCACTTCATCGCCCTTCTTGGCCAGCACCATCTTCTTTTCCTTGGCACCGTCCGGGGCGTCCTTGGGCTTGTTGAAGCCGTCAAACTTCTGGCCTCGGTAGACAAGCTTCCCGCCTTCACGCTTGACGTCACTCGCCTTCATTTCCGGCCCTTCTTCTTGAATGCGACCGCCTGCACCATCTCGGCAGCACTGGGCTGCGCAGGCTCTGGTACCGCCTCAGCCACCGGCTCGACAACCTCAGGCTCCGGGGGAGAAATCAGTTGAGGAACTTGTGGCTCATACGGCTCCATGTCGGAGCGTTCGGCCAGGAATTGAGTCCAGACGTAGATCGCGCCTGAACCCTTCTGCTTCAGAAGTTTCATGGTTGAACTATAGGAGAGGCGGGGCCGTAGCCCCGCCTTTCAGGTCAGGCCGATTAGGCCTTCTTCACGTAGCCAGCGACCAGGGCCTCAGGCTTGGTGACCTTGAAGCCATACACGTTCAGGCCGCGCATGATGTTGCCGAAGGTGGACTGCGCACGGAGCGTTTCCACATCGGTGATCTGCGAGGCGAACGAGATGGCATCACGGGTACCAGCCATGATGTTCCAGGCGGTGCTGTCAGCGTTGGCACCCGTACCACCAGAAGCCGCATCAGCGCCCAGGTCGGCAACCTTGGTCAGGTTGTTCGACACATAGACGGTGAAGCGGTCGATCTGGCCGATCTTGCCGTTACGCAGGGGCGTCACGGAATCGCCGGTCAGGTAGGCTTGCTTCAGATCAGAGTTCTTGATCAGAGTAGCCATCCACGGGGGGATCACCAGCCAACGACCGGTCTCGGGCACGTTCTGCTCGTCCAGGGCCAGGCCCATGTCGAGAATCATGTCGAGCACGTTGGTCTTGTCAACGCCACGGGGAGCGCCAGTGGCACCCAGGTTCAGGTTGCCCGACTCGGCACCAGCGGTCGCGCCCTTGTTGGCGGTAGCCGCATCGGCAAAGACGGAGCCCAGAACGTGAGCGTCGATGGCGATCTTCATCTGCTCGCCAGCGTCGTTGGTGAACATGTCCATCAACTTGACGTCAGCTTGCACGGCGTCCACATCGTCAACCACCACGGAGAAGTAGCGACCATGATCGATCGTGAGCGACGTCGGGGTGGACGTCGGCACTTCGTTCGTCAGGTTCATACCCTTCGTGTAGGTACGGATGGTGATCGTCGGGATGGCGCGGATGGTTACCTTGTCGCCTTGACCCTTGATCTCGCCTTCCCAGTCGTTGTTGGTGATCTCACCCAGGACGGTGGACTTGTAGAACTTCACCTGGAGCTTGCCCGAGAACAGCTCCGGAATGAACTTCGACGCGCCACCACCAGAGGTGGAGTAGACGGGATAGTTGGTGCCCGACGGCAGGAGAGCGGTCGGGCTGTTTGCGGTAGAGACAGCCATGATTAATTACCTCATCATCGATGGCAGCTCCTGACGGGGAGTCAGCGGACTCGTCCTTCGCCAATCGCTGCCTGAATATCAGCTTCGATGGCAATCGCGTCGTTGTCCGAAATCTCTCCGCGTCGTACACGTCCGTAGAAGTCCGCGATCTCGCCTCGCGTGTAGAAACGCTTGGCGGGAGGCGCAGACGCCTGCCGTCCCGTGTCCGGCGCGACCTGAGCTTCCAAACTCCGGTTCGCGGTTGCCGCCCACGATTGACTCGCACGCTTGTACGCAGTGAAGAACTTGGCTACCCGATCCGCATCTCTGTCAGCCTCGGCCTGCGCCAGGAGGTCTTGACGACGGATCCCCGTCAGATCATCCAGCTCGTTGAGCCACTTGTGGAAGTTCTTGTCGTCGTTGATCGTCACCCAGTCTGAGACCTTGGTGTTCAACGCCGTGTAGAAGTCCACCTCAACGTTCTTGGTCGTCTTGTTCGAGAGCTGCTGCACCATCTCCTTCAGCTCGGAGATCTCGTTATCCTTGTCTGCCAGCTCTTCTCGAGCGGCTCGACGGACGACGTCGATCAGTTCCGAACCGAATGTCTCGACTTCCTCGGGCTTCACCAACTGAGCCTTGGCCTGCGGAGCTTGCTTCAGCCTTTCGACCGTTGCCGAGAGCTCCTTGAGCTGGTTCTTCAGTTCGCGGTTGTCCGCTGCCAGTCGAGGCACTTCCGATGAGTACTTACCGGCCAGAACCTTGTAACGGTGTTCCCAGGTGTTCTGCTGGTCGTCCGACTCCGGGGCTTGAGCTTGTGGCTCTTGGCCTCCGTCGTTGGCAGCAGGCTCCTGAGAGCCTTGGGGTTCGGGCGGCTGCAAACCGTTGGGCGGGACTTCAGGTTCCGCTGGCTGGTTCGCAGGTTGTTCGGCAGACCCATTGGGGTTTCCGTACACAGCCTCGTAGAGTTTGTTCGCCTGTTCTTCCTGTTCCAGTACTGCGCGTGGCAAGTTCATTTCAACTCCGTGAGCCGCTGATACCCGACGACGAGCCTATGACGGTGTTCGTCCCGAAGTACCTGATGCGGTCTTCTCCGGTTCCCGGGAAACGCCCGGGGCGCTTGCAATCAACGATTGCGGATCAGTGACCTCGCTCGACCAGCGTAGTCGCTGAGGAAGTCCAGAGCCTGGTACGCGCCTTGGTGCCAGCGGGTGAGTACATCGTCCCGCGACTCCATCGACAACTTCACCAGCTCCTGCTTCGACTCAACGATCCACGTCTTGATCACTTCGAAGTCGTGGTTACCTTCCAATGAAGCGAATGCTGAGATCACCCGTTCGTCAGGCTTCTTCAGCATTACCGCTTCCGAACAACAGACGTGCCTTCGCGTTCGGCGGCGGCAGCATCTTCATAAACCTTGCGTGCGCGATCGGCGTTGGCCCGGGCAGCGGCCTTGGCGGCTCGGCTGAACTCCGGGTTGCTCTCCGCATCACGCGCAATCTTTTCGTACTCAGCAAACTCTTTGCCCTTGGACTGAGCCAGCGACATCGAGGGCTTGGGACTCTCGGCCTTCGGCGCAGCCTTGGGCTTGTCCGAGGCCATGTCAGTCGTGTACTTCTTGCCCTGCCACTCGAAGGTCTTCTGGCCAGCCTTGCGAGCTGCGGCAAACGCAGCACCAAATTTCATCGGCTCGGCCTTGGGCTCCTGTGCGGCAGACTCGGTCATGCCGTCCATGCGGCCAACCGACTCTCGGGGAGCGGCGTCAGGAATCGAAGGCTCGGCGGAGCTGGCGCGGTTCATTGCGCCTTCCAGATCACCGAACTCATCCACCACACCACCATCCGCATAGCCACGAACCTTGGGCGTGTGGAAGGAGAACGCGCTGGTGGAGCGGGTGTTGCCCTTGGGCACACCGGTCGCCCCGCCCTTGCTCATGTTCTGACGAGACCAGTCAGGGACGTAGCCAGGGCCGCAGCTGCTGCCCATGTTGACGGCTCCGCCGTCGGCATACATACCGGCAGGCATCACACCCTTCTTCATCGGCATCGGCTTCTTCATCATTTGCTTCACCTCTGGGCGAATTGTCATTGAACGATGTTCGCGTCCGTGCCACCGGCAGGGTTGCCTGCGGCATCGGTCGTCGTCGGAGCGGGAGGCTGACCGCCTTGCATGGCCATCTGCGCCATCTGCTGCTCTTGCTGCTTGGCCATCTTGAACTTCAGCTCTTCGGGCGACGGCACGATCTTGTCGGTGTCCATCTGGAGCGCCTTGGCGTTCTCACGCAGCAAGTAAGCGCGACCCTCGGCTCCGATGATCTGGAGATCCACCGGGTTGGCCGTAGCCGCCAGGAACTCGTTGCGACGGATCTGGAGCTGCTCGCGCATGACCAGACCCAGCGTGCCCTTGGCCACGACCTTGAAGTCGCCTTTGATGTACGGGTCGGGGTGGTACATCATGTTGTGGATGTACAGCCGGGTGACCACGCCGATCACAGCCTGGTCGCAAGCGGCGATCGCCTGCTTGATGCCCTTGCTCGCGTTGTCCATCAGCATCGACAGACCGGAGGCGGTGCGACCTGCACCAGCCACAGCACTAGAGCCGTAGACGTAGTTCGGGATCCCGGTGATCTCGTCGGCCTGCCGCATGAACGTCATGTAGACGTTCATCAGCGACTCGGCATTCATGTTCGGCTGGAAGAACTTGATCGCCGGTTGTCCGCCGCCAGTGCGATCGGACGTGACCTGGAAGATCCGCCACGGGTGCATCGTGGTGACCTGCTCGCCATCGGCCAGTCGGTCAACCACCACCTCGGCCATCGGGCCAGAGGCCAGGCCCATGTTGTTCGCCAGCGAGCGAGCCGCCGCGTTACACATGACCTGCACGTCGCGCATGATCTCGGGCAGAGCCACGCCCCAGAACGAGCCGGGGATCGACTCCCACTGGGCGATGTCGTACGGGCGATGGCCCAGGGGATCCGGGTTGACCACAGCCTTGATCACGTAGCTGCCCACGATCCAGGCGTTGATCTCGTACTCCTTGTACGGATCCAAGCCGGTCATGCCCCATTCCATTAGGGTTTGACCGGATGCAGGGCCCCAGAACTCCAGGGCCTCGATCGTGTTGTCGCGGTACAGGCGGGAGTGCGGCTTGCCTTCCAGGTCGTCGCGCTGCTGGTCGCCGTACTCGTAGTAGCGCAGGCCGCGCTCGCCGTAGTGGTCGAGGGCGCGCTGGATGTTCTCGTCGCTGTAGCCCGGAACGCCAATCAGGTTCGACAGGCTCGAGCGGCGCAGACGGTGACGCTGGATCAGGTAGCCGTCGTTGGGCCCGGTCGAGTTGGGCGAGGGGAAGATGTCGAACGGAGAGACGCGCTCGGTCTCGCGGCTGAAATCGTTGACGACGATCGGGGTGTAGTCGGGGCCCCACTCCAGCCGCTTTTTCTTGCGGACGGTCGGGCCCTTGATGATCGACGTTGGGTAGGTGACGAAGTCGTCCAGGAACTCGTCATACGCCTTTGGCCAACCGCCCTGTGAGAGTTGGTCTTCAATGACTCCTTCGTGCCGATACGCAGCAGACTTCGCTTCTTCGCGCATCTTGACGATGATCTCGTCGTGTACTTCTTGCGACCGAACGCGGAAGGCTTCGGGGTGAATCATCGCGCCTTGAGCCAAGAACTCTTCAGCCTCGGCTCGCACCAGGTCAGCGATGGACGCCGCGACCTCGGGTGGCAGCTTAGGGTTTTCCGCAGGGTCAAGCGCGTACTGGCGATCGCCATTGGTGGTGGAGACGTCCTTGATCCAGCTCTTGGCTGCACGGCACTTGATGTCCGTGAGCATCATGTAGATGTCGGATCCGCCAGTGGATGCGATCTCGTTGGCCTTGTCCGGGTCGTACTCGCCGCGCCGTTGACGCTCACAACGCAAAAGCCGATCGGTGATCGGCATCTTGGCAAACTTGGCGCGAGACCAAGCGTCGTTGATGTGGCGAGCTAGCGCCGATTCGATCAGATCGGAGTTAGGGATTTCCCCACCCACCTCTGCGCTGACATCGGCCTCCACCGGAGGTACGGCTTGATACATGGCTTACGTCCATCCCTTTGCTGATGCTGTTCGCACGGGACGCGCCTTCGGCGTTTGGAACCCGTTGCGCACCTGCATACACAGGTACTGAAGCGCATCCATCGGATGCGAGAACTCATCTTTGACGGGGCGCTCGCGGTATCTGGCCGAGCCATTCGTCTTGATACGCTCGTAGCGATACCGGCCATTGAAGCCTCGTCTTAGGTTGGAGCATGACGGATCGAGCAGTAGGCCCGGGCCACCATCAACCATCCGAGTGAGGAAGTACGCCACGGATTCCCGCCGTGGAATCCAGTCGTTGGTCGGAGCTGGCAGGGTTGGAATCCCCGCCTCGAGTAGCTCCTGGATGCAGGTGCGTTCGTCCACCTGGGAGCGGATCTGGCCTGCGGGGTCACCCATCGAATGACGCTGGAACCCGGCGTACTCGTTGGTCAGAATTGGTCGGACGACGTCGTGCGTGAACTGCCGGATGCCCATGTCTTCGGAGATGATCTCCTTAAGGATCATGAGCTGGCCACGCGGCGTCATCTGGCCGATGATGCAGGCAGGGGTCAAACCAAAGTCCCAGCCCAACAGGATGGGCAGGCCGCGCACCGGTTCGAGCGGCTTCTCCGCCACATGCACCCGATCGTTCCACTCTGGGAAGACCGGCTTGCCGTCGGTGGTGGTGCCGTAGTTGCCAAGCAGGAAGACGTTGATCCACTGATCCTGTTTGCCTGCCAACTGGTTCAAGTAGTACTTGAAGCCGAACGGCAGGTTGTCGATGTTCTCGGCGTCGGGGTTGGGTTCGTACTCGCCCTCGGGGTTGAGGAAGAGTCCGCCTGGCTGACGGAAGAACTGCCACTCCACGGGGCGCAGCACTTCCGCCGACTGGTAGTACCAGTGGTCGTCGTCTGGCGGGTTGGTGTCCAGGATCACGCCGCTCCAGGACGGGCCACCCTTGATCTTCGAGGGGTAGCGCCCGACACGCTGAGTCAGCATGTCGAAGACACCCTTGGGCACTTCGGACGCTTCGTTGATCCAGCCGCCTGTGAGTTCCAGCGATCGCAGCTTGCCGGTGTCCAGCTCGGAGTCCAGCGCCAGGAAGACGACCTCGAGCTCCAGGCTGGTGCCATCCCCGATGTCCGCGATCTTCATCGTGGAGGTGATCGGGGTGTCCCACTTCATCGGGGCGATGTTCTCCGGGAACCAGGTGTTCCAGGTCTTGATGGTCGTGGACTTGAGTTCGGGGTAGGTGTTGCGAACGACAGCCCAACGGGAGCGCCGCACACCATCCGTCCAGGGCTGTTGCGCCAGGGCACGGACAACGATCTCGACACAACAAGTCGAGGACTTCCCGGAGCCCACCGGCCCCATGAGTCCCCGAACAAAAGCGTCAGACTGGTGGAACGCCGCCGCAGCCTTCCCAGGTGGGCGGTAGTTGACGAACTCCTGACTCACTTCTTCTCGTCGTCGCCAAGCTTGGTGTTCAGGTTGAAGACAACCTGATTGCCTGTCATGTCCACCTTCACGTCGGACAGGTTGGGCAACGACTTATTGAGGAGCACTTCCGCCGCCCGGATCTGGGACGGCGACATCTGGTTCTTCCCCTCGACATGACCCATCAACCGAGACACAAGCACGGAGGCCTGGATCTTGGTGCGGATCTCTTCCTGATGGTTTTTGCGTAGACGAGCAGCCACGGTCAACTCCGATGGTGTTGCTAGGACATCGCGCCTGAGCGACTCGGGAGTCGCCCGAGACTCGATGCGATGGAACGCATTGTCACTGCTCGGAGATGACGCCCGGGAAGATGGTGGCAGGCCACCACACCTCTTCGGTCGAAGCCCTCGAGGTAGATGGTGGGTAACGCCCACCACTCGGTCAGGTCACGCCACGAAGGAGTACGTCAACGCCCTGACTGGTTCCGTTGCTCGTCCGACGACCAATCGCACACAGGGCCGCTCAGTCGTCTTCCACGGTTTCCTGGGGCGAAGTCATCGTAGTGCGCCGTGAGAGTGTGCCGGGCTAGGGTGAACCCCAATGAAGGCTGGCACAGACCTTGCGTATTTACTATAGATGGATAACCATCTTTAGGTACATCATCTTTAGGTAACCATCTTTAGGTTATCCATCTAGAACATCAATAACCAAAGAATCTGTTTACCATCTATAGATGTCTACCATCTTAGACATCCACCTAAAACAAACACTATAGACAACCATCTCTAGGAACAGATGTACAGATGGTTGTCCATCTTTAGGTTATCCCTCTGTAGGTACCATCTGTTGGCGAGCCGCCTTCTCAAAGCTCTGAAGGATCGACTTCACCAGGAGCAGCAAGTCTTCGCCTGAGTCGAAGTGCGTCAGGTTCACCTCCGTCTCCCAGACGTGGTACTCGCCGTGGATGTTGACGGCACCCTCAATGACGACTACGTGCGGCGCAAGAGCACCACGTAGCTCGTTCGCATGGCGAACATTCACTCCGGCGAGTGGTTCGAACTGGCGGAGGAAGTTCTGAAGCTCATGTGCCTGAAGGTTCACAGTGGTTCTCCTGTTGATTGGCTGGCCTATGGCGGCGATTTTGACGGGTGGATGGTACTCGGACATCAACCGGCTCGGAAAAAACGCTTGTAGGGCCAAATAAACGGTCGGCGGAGAGGCTCAACACCCCCGGTAGGCGATCGGCTATGCCCAAGTAGGGGACTCGTGTTTGCGATGGCTCTAGTACTGGAGTCCTCATACCCCCGTACTGCCACGATGGTGCCCATCGGTGGTACCGGATGACTGCCAACAGTCCTGGACTGCACAGAGCGGATCAGTAATCCGCAGAGGTTCTAGTGGTGACAACCACTTAGCTCACCACTGTGCAGTAAATGTGCAGCGAGATGGAGTCCGTAGCGCCTCTTTCGAGGCTACGGCCTCCCCTCTTGAGTGTGTTTTCAGGGTTAACCCTATGTCGATAGGTGCCCTGAACGCCAAATGTCGTCCGTACGGCCATTTGACGACACTCATCTCGTTGTTTCCTAAATAACTTTGGAGTCTGACCATGTCCACTGTTCCCACCTACCGTTATATGTCTGTTGCACATCTATGCACAGCAGTCAGCGACTGCATCACCAAGCCGTTCGATAAAGAACAACACCGTTCACTTGGCAGCGCCATTGACGACATGCTCTTCCGCTCAATCATGGAGGATCGTCGCGATGACGAGATCAACCTTCGCTTCGCCAAGGCCAACCTCACCGACTGGGCCTGTGCCTACCTCCTGGGCCTCTGCAAGGATCTGGAGGCTCGCCATGCGTGACTTCCTCATCAAGCTGATCCTCAACCTGCTGGGCATGTCTGTGTTCGCCTTCCTGGGCGTTCTGCTGGCCTGGAGGTTCTGATCCAAGGGGTGGTTCGCCACCTCTTGTGCCTTCGTTCACCGACGTTCGTCGGCCCCCTCCTCTCTTACGAGAGGGGGCCTCCTCTCTTTTTGTTTCTGTTTCCAGGCTCCGCTGAGCCGCTGCTTCCCTTCAACCACCCTTTGATCCAAGGAGATCGCCATGACTGCTGCCAACACCATCACTGCTTCCGTCGTGTCCAACACCAAGCCCACCGAGGCTCAGTTGAACCGACTCCAGACCCTGAACTACACGGGTGACATCCCTCAGTCCCGTGCTGAGGTGAGCCGCCTGATCAGCACGCTGATCGCCAACCGTGACATGCAACCGGCCACTGCCAAGCAGTTGGGTCGGGCTGGTGTGCTCGGTGGTCGTGATCTCCCTGGCGCGGGTGTCCGCGAGGTGAGCAGCCAGATTGCGCTGCTCGAGGCCCTGATCATCTTCGAGACTGCGTCCGAGGAGGACAAGGCCGAAGCTGCCAAGGGAATGGCTGAAGCGATCCGCCAGCGGTTCGTCAAGCAGGGCATCGTCTACGCCAGCTAAGTAGACAACGCAGGGGCGGGGAGGCCGAGAGGCCGACCTGCCCCGTGTTACCCCCAATCCACTCACGGATCGAGATTTACCCGGAGCAACACATGCACTACGACTTCGCTCTCGCCGCCTACGAGGAGGCCAGGTTCTGCACCAAACGCTACCAGTCAGACCTGTACTGGCGTCTGAGAAAAAAGGTGGATCCCGAGTGGTACGAGCTGTTCAACATGGGCTGCGAGCTGTAGCCAGGAGCAACACATGAGCACACAACCCGAAGCCCTGCGCTTGGCTAACGCGCTGGAGAAGTATTGGGGTGCAGAGAGAGGTCATGACCGAGAACGACAAGCCGCCGCCGAACTGCGCCGCCTTCATGCGGTGAATGAGGAACTGTTGGAGGCGTTGGAAGAACTGGCGTTGTACATCGCTCACAACGGTGACGACTGGGTACAGAAGAAAGCCCGCGCAGCCATCGCAAAGGCTACAGGAGAGCAAGC